AATCGCTCTTATCCAGTAGTCAGCCAAAGGTGGAAAATATGGAAGGAGCAATGGGAAGCCGGAATGACCCCACTACAAATTGCATCAGCCTGGGGGTGCGATCATTCAACAATTCGTCATGCGATAAGGAAAAAGTTTATCGCAAGCAAGTGCGATCCAAGAAGGCACCAAAGGACAAACCTAGAAACTGGAAAGTTTATTAAGTGAAGATAATCCTTTCGGATCAAGAGCTTCTCATGCTCAAAACTCTGGGAGGCATGAGAAGCCTTGTTTCGAGGGCGGCGGGTGTAAAGGATGCAAAGATGGGAACTCAATCTGGCCTTGAGGCCGACATTGATGGAATGATTGGGGAATATGCTTTTTGCAAGTGGAAAAATATCTTTCCGGACCTAGTTCCTTGGAACAAGAGCGGAGGGGCGGATTGCATTTGCAATGGCAGAAAAATAGACATCAAGACCACTAGGCACAAAAACGGACGGCTTTTGGCCACCCTAAAAAATAATCCAGATGTGGATACCTATGTGCTGGCAATTCTGGATGGAACCGAAGTGGACTTTGTTGGATGGGCAAATAAGACCGACCTTTGCACCCCGGAAAATATAAAAAATCTTGGCCACGGAAATGGGTATTGTTTAGATCAAGGGCAATTGAAGCTATTCCCGAACGAGTAGGGATAAATAAAAAAGCAAATTTGCATAAAGACAAAACCAACATAAGCTCAAAAATGAATGAACCAAAACACCTCGACCTTTTCAGCGGTATTGGAGGGTTCGCTCTTGCCGCAAGATGGGCTGGATTCAAAACAGTTGGATTCTGCGACAATGAACCATACGCCCAGGCAGTCATTAGAAAGCACTGGCCAGACGTTCCAGTCCACGGAGACATTAGAACCCTTCGTGGCGACCTATATGCAGGAGTCTCTATTCTCACGGGCGGATTCCCATGCCAACCATTTTCAGTCGCTGGGAAGCAAAGAGGCAAGGAGGATGACCGCTATCTCTGGCCAGAAATGCTTCGAGTTATTAAAGAGGCAAGGCCAACTTGGATCGTTGGTGAGAATGTTGCTAACATCGTTGGAATGGCACTCGACCAAGTGCATATTGATTTGGAAGCCGAAGGTTACGAAGTCGAATCGCTCATTATTCCAGCTTGCGGTGTCGATGCTCCGCATAGAAGAAACCGAGTCTGGATCATTGCAAGAGCCGAATCTTTGGCCGACTCCAAGAACTCCGAGCGGAGGTCCAGATTGCTCGGCGAATCAAACAAGACCATCTGGGCATCGGGGGACAACGAACTTGCAGGGAGCGGTAAAAATGTGGCCGACTGCATCGGCGAGGGACTGGAAGGACACGCCCGGAATGAGCGAGAAGGGGAAGGACGGGAGAAATCGGACGGATCAATTGGCGAGGAAAGTTTATCAGCAAGAGAGAATGTGGCCGACACCGAAGGCGAACAAAGTTCATCCAACAATCACCGAGGAAAACAGAGAGAAGCTTGCGAATCGGAACAAAGCCAATTTGGAGGAAGTGATTGCTGGAGATTGCGGGAAGGCAACTGGACAATTGAACCCGAATTGGGTCGAGTGGCTCATGGGATACCCAATAGGGTGGACAGACTTAAAGGACTCGGAAATGCCATCGTGCCGCAAGTCGCCTACCAAATCTTAAAAGGAATCAAGGAACTGATATGACTGAACCATATTTAAGCGCAAGCCAAAGGGCGACCGCAATTCTGAACGATCGCTATCCTGGGGAAGAAATCAAAAAGCTTTATGAAAGCAATAGAGGACAAGACAAAATAGAAATGCTTCGAGATGCAGTCTTCACGCTTTTGAATAACGAAATTCCAACATGCACAATTGCGGAGGTCCTAAAGAAAACAATTGGAACAGTCCAATATCACGCAAGGCATCTTGAGAAGGCCGGAAAGCTCGCAAGATCAAAGAAAGGAAGCCATTGGGTCGGCTCAATTCCTAGTGAAAATTAACAAAATGAAGCCAGAGTCGATTCAAAAAGAAATCGACAAGCTCAAGACCCCGATTGACACCGCAGAGGGAAAAAGAACCAAAGGGGATGAGTCCCCGTCAAGACGGTTCCAGCATTTAGCCGACCGCCTACATTTCCTCACTATGAGAAAAGCCCTAACCATCCTTGCACTCATTCTTCTTGGGTCGAGTCACGCCGCCAATATCTACATCGAGGCACCCAAGCCACCGAAGAAAACCATCAAGGCCAGAATCACGGCGTATTGGCTGGGTGAGGATTGTTATGGTTACAAAAGCTCAAGCGGGAAAAGGCTTATCCCTGGGCGTTCTTGCGCTGTTGATCCAAAAATCATTCCATACGGAACCACTCTTTTGATAGAGGGAAAACCTTATGTCGCCCACGATACTGGAACAGCGGTTATCCAGCGCAAGGCATCTGGAAAGTCTAGACTACCAGTCATCGACCTATTCTATAAGACGGAAGCTCAAGCCAACCGAGAACTTGCAAGGGTAGGCCACACTTCTTTAGTCGAAATTCAATGAAGCACCAAGGCCAAGACCCCGCCGATTCTATCTTGGCCAGCTACACGCCGGACATGGCGGAGCAAATTGATACCCTAGAGGATCGGGTTAAAGAACGCTTGGCAAAGATGCAAGCAATGAACCCCGGAATTGACCTTAATAGGCTTGCGAAGCTTACCGCCGAGGTCGTGGAGCAGACCATCCGATGCGAAGGCGACTCACAGATGCTCAAAAACAAGCGAGACGACACCTTGGACGAGGCTTTGTTGGCTTTGGCTACGAATAGATCACCCGACAGCCTAACGGCCATTGCAAAGCGTTATATTAACCCAACAACGGGAAAGCCTTATACTAGAGCCGCAATCTCCGCAAGATTGACCGAGCTTACCCAGAGGACAGGATTGGTTTTGAGGATTCAAAGATCGGAGCGAGTCCGCCAAATCTACAAAGAGCGAGCCAAAAGGGTGCATGAGAGACGCAGGAAGGAATGCCCAAAGTGGAATGCGTCAGCCTGGGCGAAGGGAATTAAGAAAAGGAAAAGCAAATGAGGGCTGGCTCTAAAGTGATATGCATCAACGACTCGTTCCCGACGGAGATCATTCCGTTCTATACGAACCTACCCATCAAGGACCGAACCTACATAGTTCGAGACATGGGAATTGGCGTGGCTCTAAATGGAGAAGCCGGAGAGGTCGTGGTTTATCTGGAGGCAATGCCGAACCCCTGCTCGACAACTGCACCATTTCCAGAGCGAGGCTTTAATGCAGAACGATTTAGAGAACTAGAACCACCCGCCGAAATCGAGGCCGAGGAGTTGGCCGAAATGGAAGCATAACCAACGGAGAAATCCCACATGAGCGAAAAACAAATCGGAATAGAACTAAAGAAGCAACTCACCCTGCTAGAGGACGCAAAGCATAAAGCGATTGAGTCGATGGGAGAAACCATCAGCCTTGCCGCCGATGCTGGCGACATAATCCTATCCGCCCGGAAGGAGGAGCTTGATGTAGAAAAGATTTTGGAAATCGCTGGAATCAATGGAGAGCAAGGCAGAAGGCTAGAGCGAGTGGCAAAGTCCAGACCGATGCTCGCATCTCCAGAACCCTCACAATTAAAACAACTTGCGCTTTGGGCTGGCATTCTCCCCGACCCGATCGAAACCTCAAACCCAAAGGCCGAGCAACCCTGGCACTCCTACATTATCAAAGCTAGGCAATGGCTCGCCCGGAAATCTCCGAGCGACTGGTCGCCAAAGCAGAAGTCGGAATTTATCGACGAGGTGAAGCCAATCGTCCAAGCATACGTCGAGGCTGGCGGTGGGCTATGAGGATAGGGGCTATGGAAACGAGAATTAAAAAAATAAAATTAGGAGACTTCTACGGCGCATTTCCCCTCCAAACAGGTTCCGCGCGGCCGATTTCTGCGCGAATTGACTTTGGGTTGAATAGATCAACAAAAAACACTCGACAAAAACACAACAATTAAACCAAAATGAAATACCCCTGCATTCTGACCAAAAAAATTTCCGAACTATCACCCGCAAAATATAATCCACGGAAAATTTCTGACGAAGCGATTGGTCGTCTAACCAAGAGCCTTGCAGAATTTGGAAACATCCAGCCGATCACTTGGAATGCTCGGACTGGGAATCTTGTGGGAGGCCATCAGCGATTAAAAGTTTTCCAGGCAATGGGGAAGGACGAAGTCGAAGTCTGGGCGGTCGATTTGGACGAGAAAAAAGAAAAGGCGGCGAACATTGCACTAAACAAGCTTGCCGGGGAGTTCGACCTTCCAGCATTAAAAGACATTTTAGAAGATTTGGATACTGGTGAAATGGATTTAGAGATTACTGGATTTGGCATGGAGGAAATTGGAAAGCTCATGGAACAATTCCACGTAACGGACGCAGAGCTTCCAGACCTAGCAGATGGGGACAAGCTTCCATTTCAGCAAAAAACTTTTGTGCTTCACGACGAACAAGCAGAGGAAGTCGACAAGGCCGTGGCAAAAGCAAAAGAAATGGGGCATGGAGAAAGTTCCGTGAACGAAAACAGCAATGGGAACGGCCTAGCTTTTGTTTGTCAGTTCTTTAATAGAAATCAGAAATGAATGTAAAGGACATCATCGTTAAGCCGATCACTCAAAAGAGTGCGAAGGAGATTGTCTGCCAGTATCATTATTCCGGGGCGGTGGCAATGACATCCCAGCTTCACTTTGGTGTTTTTCTGGATGGCCGATGCGGAGGAGCAATGCAGTTCGGCTCTTCTATTGATAAAAACAAAACAATTGGATTGGTCGAGGGAACAAAATGGAATGGATTCCTTGAGCTAAACAGAATGGCCTTTGCTGATTGGCTCCCAAAAAATTCAGAAAGCCGATCAATTTCCGTTGCATTGCGTATTATCAAAAAAGAATACCCTCACATTGAATGGGTTTTATCCTATGCGGATGGGACTCAATGCGGAGACGGAACAATTTATAGGGCGAGCGGATTTGTATTAACTGGAATCAAGAAAAACAAAACAATCATGCGACTGCCAGATGGAAGAATAGTCACGGACAAGACTCTGAATAGTCATCCAGTTCAAAATACTGGATGGTGGAAAAAGCGTGGAGCAACATCGCTTGCCGGATTTCAACTTCGATATATTTATTTTCTAAATCCAGATGCAAAAAAAAGACTAGCTGTTCCTATTGTTCCTTTTTCAGAAATAGACAAGGTGGGTGCAAAAATGTATAAGGGGAAAAGATTTTGCGTATCAAGTGCTGATAGCGGCACGTCTGGCTTCCAGCCAGGAGGGGGCGGTGCAAATCCGACCGATACGCTCCTTTCTGCTTAATGAATGATAACGCAAGCAAATTTGGCAAAATCGTGGGGAATAGACCCCGCAAGGGTGTGCAGAATGGTAAAAGCCGGAATGCCACTCACTTCCGAGGCAGAAGCGAATCGGTGGAGGCTTTTGAATCAAAAAAAGCCAAGTCGAGTTGTTCCGATCCTTGCTCCATCGGAGACCTCATCCGAGACATCCGAAACCTCGGACTCCGAATCGTTAAAGTCGGAAAACTCGCTTGGCAGATTGATTCGAGCGAAAAGGGCAGAGCTAGTTGCTTACTCGTTGGTAGCAAGGGCAAGCAGGGACGGAAACCCAGTTGCAATGCGAGCGGCGATTGCTGGATGGGGGGAAGCAAAGAAAAGAGCAAGCGAAGCAGAAATGGAACACGCCCAATACGAGGAAGCCACAAGAGCCGTCATCCGAATGGACGAAGTGCGGGAAGTGTTCGGTAAATGGCTTGGCTCAATTAGAAACTTAATGGACGCAATGCCAGCATCACTTTCGGCTAGAGCAAACCCAAGCGACCCGGAGTGTGCGAAGCAAGCCATCCAAGAGGGCATCGACCAAATTTTTGTTACGATTCAAAAGGCCGAGGGTGCTTTCAAATGAACGAATCATTTCTTCTTTTGCTTGTCGGCCTAGTTGTAGTGTGCATCCTCGGATCAATTCTGGATGATATTCTAAAATGAAACGCAAAACTAAAAAATCAAAAGAAGATTCATTTTCTTTAGGGGAATTAAAGGGACTGCTAGAAGCGTTTAATAGACACGGATGTGAAATGCTTAAAATTTTTGAAGAACAACCATATTTTCCAGAAAAAGGAAAAGATATGCTTGTTGAACAAATTCAAAGAGAAATCAACAATTTAAAAACTTTAATAAAAGAAAAAAATGAAACGCTCACCACTTAAACGCAAAACGCCACTAAAGCGAGGTGGCAAGCTACGCCGAGTCTCTAAAAAGAGAAAAGGCCAGAACGAAGTATATAAGGATGTGCGGGAGAAGTTTCTTGGCAACAACCCGATATGCCAAGTATGCCGTTGCAAGATGGCAAGCCAAGTGCATCACCGCCGGGGTAGGTTTGGAGATAGGCTGAACGAGACAGAGTTCTTCTTGGCCGTGTGCTTTGAGTGCCACCACGAAATTCATCAGAACCCACAATGGGCATATGCCAAGGATTATATGGTTAAGAGATGAACCAGCTTTTCGATGTTAAGCAATTCGCAAGATCAATCTTCGAGCCAAGAGAAAAACTATCAATCCCAGAGTGGGCAGAAAAAAATCTCACTCTTTCCGCAAGAGTCACAAATATCCCAGGGGCATATTCAACAAAATTAACTCCCTATGTAAAGGAGCCATTGGAAGCTTTTGGGGACGACTCAATCCGAAGAATTACTTTGGTATGGGGAAGCCAAACATCCAAGACTACAACCATTCTTGCTGGGCTTGCTTATCGACTAGCAGAGCGTCCTTGCCCTGCATTATGGGTCATGCCAACCGAGGCTTTGGCTAGATCATTTTCCGAAACCCGATGGTTGCCAATGATTGATGACTGCCCATCGCTTGCAAAAGAAAAACCAGACAATACCGACAAAATAAAAATCCTAGAGCAACACTTTCGCAGAATGTCGCTTTGGTTTGTAGGGTCAAACAGTCCGGCGAATCTTGCATCTAGGTCGGTATCGTTGCTCATGCTGGACGAGGTCGACAAGTATCCAGATGCAGGGTCCACAAAATCAGAGGCAGGGGCTTTACAATTGGCAGAGGCCAGAGTTGCGACCTATCCGAATCACTTAATCATAGCCACATCTACCCCGACAACAGCGGATTCTACTATCTGGTCAGAATGGCAGAAGGGGGACATGAGGTTCTTTTTTGTGCCTTGTCCGTATTGCAATCACAAACAAAAGCTAATCTGGGGCCAAGTAAAATGGGACGAAGCCGCAAAGAGCGAAGAGGCGGTTTATGACTTTAAGCTAGTTAAGTCCTCGGCTTATTACGAGTGCGAGAACTGCAAAGGAAAGATCACGGACGGACAAAAGACAGCAATGCTCCGGGGTGGGGAGTGGATTCCTACCAACCCAAAGGGAGAGCCGAACCGCCGAAGCTATCACTTGAACGGACTTTACGCCCCTTGGGTTTCTTTTGGATCGCTTGCTGTAAAATTTTTGCAGGACAAATACAGCGGAATTATTGGACTACAAGATTTTGTGAATCGAATCCTTGCCGAACCCTGGCTTGAGCATGAGCAAGAGCGTATAGAAATTAAGGCTGGTGGATACAAGATGGGGCAAGTTCTAGAGGGAGAGCGGTGCGTCATGTCTATTGATGTTCAAGAGTCTGGAGGATTTCATACTTGGGGATTGGTTCGAGCATACAATGGCGAAGGAAAATCTAGAATGGTTTGGGCTGGCCGACTTGAAACTTGGGGGGATGTGGCCGCCAAAGCCGATGAATTTAAGGTCGAGTCAAAATGTGTTTTTGTGGATAGCGGCGACCAAACCAGAGCAGTTTACGAAATGTGCTGTCGGAATGGATGGATTGCTTTGGTTGGATCAGACAAGACAAGCTTCTCTGAAATAGTGAACAACGAAAAAGTTACTCGGCCATTTGCCAGAATTGCAAATGGCGACCCATTTAGCGGAAAAGTTGCTGGTTCCAGGGTCGGCTGGAAATGGAGGCTTTGCCCCGTTTGGAGGTGGTCGAACCCAACAATCAAAGACATCTTAGCAAATCTTTTGGCTGGGGATGGATTCGTTGCGGATGATGTTCCGGCTGTTTGGTATGAGCATATTAGAGCCGAGCAAAAAGTGGCAGTTAAAAACCCCATGACTGGAAGAACCAGATTTGTCTGGAAGCAACTCGGAAGACAAAATCACTTAATGGACTGCGAGTGCATGAACATTGTGGGTGCTGGACTGCATAGGCTCTTGCAAGTTTCCCCTGCAAGCTTGACAGATTATGAGTTGAATGGCGAAGGGTGATTTCATTGGGCTACCCCTCACCACCCTAACTTCTCTTCGTGATAAATACATCACTTGTTTGGAAGCGATTGCGGTGGCTGGTGCGAGCTATTCAATTGCTGGACGATCTTTCTCTAGGGCAAATCTTGGAGAAGTGCGTGATACGATTGCCGAGCTTACCCTTGCTATTCAGCAAGCAACTGGTGGCCGAGTCCGAACCACCTACGCAAAATTCGGCCCTGCTCGCTCGATTGGGATGGCATAAGTGAAAAAAATTGGGCTGAATTTTTTAGACAAAGCCATTGCATTTGTAAACCCCCAGGCGGCGGTTGATCGACTTGCGTCTAGGGCGAAGCTCACGGCTTTTGAATACGACGCAACCCAATACAATAGACAACGCCGGGGTCCATCATCTTTGTCTGGTGCAGAAGGATTCCGATCAAATTATGATCGAGTGGAATTGTTAAAGCGTTCCAGAGACTTGGCAGAAAACGTAGGGTTAGTCCGGGGGTTGTTAATGAAATTTGCCAGCCATTGTGCGGGCAACATTTCATACCAAGCGAGAACCGAAAGCCCTAAAGTTAATTCTGATGTAGAGGCTTATTGGAATGAATGGTGGGACAAGTGCGATTTGTCGGAACGAAACACCGGGTCGTTCTTGATGCAGATTGCAATGATGTCGATGCTTCGTGATGGTGACTTTCTTTTTGTTTTAGTCCGAGATCAGAATGGAAATCTAAAGCTTCAAGGCATTGAAGCAGACCGACTTGGTGATCCAAACCGAACATACACAAGCTTGAATTTAATTAGCGGAATCCACATTGACCAAGAAACTGGCGCGCCTACTGGCTACGACATTTACCTTCGCACTTACGGAAACGCCTACATTTTCCAAACAACCATTCCCGCAAGCCAAGCGTTCCATCTTTACGACCCGCTTCGCATTGACCAATATCGAGGAATTTCTGCTTTCCATACTGCCATCAATGACTGCGTTGATTTGTATGAAATCATTGCATCGGAAAAAATGGCGGCAAAGCTCGCAAGTTCTCAAGCTGGAATTGTTAAGCGAAACAACAACAATGCTTCCGATTTGTCCACGCTCACAAATGACCTCAATGCAGACAATCAAAACATCAAGCTAGAAACCATTGAGCCTGGGAAGATTAGTTATTTAGAAGTCAATGAAGACATTGTTTTCCCAGATGGGCCAAGCCGTCCTTCTGGCGCATTTGCGGAATTTCACAAAATTCTTTTGCGGAACATTTGCATGGGAGTTGGGATTCCATATTCATTTGCAGTTGATCCGTCCTCGATGTCTGGGCCAACTGCTCGCCTTGAAATGCAACAAGCCGGACGAACATTCCGAAGATATCAAAAGCTTCTTGAGGACAAAGTGCTTCGACCATTAAAGAACATTGTAATTGCAGACGGAGTTGCGAGGGGATTGATTGCAAACAATCTTGGAAGCAAAAGCACAAGGGGAGTATTTAATTTTGGTGCGAATGTTTCCATAGATTTAGGTCGAGAATCACAAGCCAATATATCCGAGTTTAGAGCGGGCCTAACTACCGCTAGTTCCATATACGCCGAGAAGGGTCTCGACTTCGAAAGCTCAATGAGGCAAAGGGCATTGGAAGCAAAGCTAGTTAAGGATTTGGCAGAACAATACGGAGTTAGCCCAGATACAATTTCAGATATTAATAAACCAGTCCCAGCCCCGGCATTTGGATCACCCGCTCCAGAACAAATGGATGACGAACCGCAAGATGAAAATGCAGTCGTGGTTGTCCCTCCAATCAAAGAGCAAGACACCTCCACACGCACAACTGGTAGCGATAGCGACATTGATGTTGGTGAAGAAAGAGAGCCTACCGAAAAAGGCGCTACCGAAGATACGCAAAAAATTGGCGGGATACAGATTGAAAATAATCTTCAAGAGTTGTCCAAGCTAGATTCTAAAAGCGTAAATATGGTTATCAATGGGATGCTTAACGCTTGCGAGCTTGGCAAGTATTCGGACATTGACTTCACTCCTCCGCAGGGAGCCAAAGATGCGGCAAAAAGAGCCTTGGATGTAAGGGCAAAAAAACCAGCAAGCCAAAGGGGAATGACCCCAGTCGGGATTGCAAGGGCTAGAGATTTGATTGCTGGCAAATCTCTTTCACCCGACACCATTCGTAGAATGTTTTCATTCTTTAGCCGTCATGAAGTCGACAAGAAAGGCTCTGGGTGGGATGAGCAAGGCAAGGGATGGCAAGCGTGGAACGGATGGGGCGGAGACGCTGGTTATGCTTGGGTCAAAAAACTAATGAAGCAGATGGATAGCCGAGACGAAAAGCTAGAGGAACCAGCATCTTGTCCAATTGCAACGCAAGATATAAAGACCAATTTGGCTAACAGACAAAATGCCGTGGACGACGCCAACTATGGTCCAGCAAATCCAAACGAACCCAATGATGCTTATTGGAAGGCCAAGGCAGACGAGTTCCAGGGAGATGTGGCAACGGCAAAAAAAATGCTTTGTGGTAATTGTGCCGCCTTCAATCAGACAAACAAAGTTCTTGGATGCATCAAGAAAGGCATTGGCGAAGACGCTAACGAAGTAGCTATTGGCGGAAACCTTGGGTATTGCGAAATCTTTGATTTCAAGTGTGCGGCCAAACGGACTTGTGATGCATGGATTGTCGGTGGCCCAATTACAGACAAGACCAAATAATTGACAAACTAGGAGTGCTTATGGAAAACGCCAACGGCGAGACGATTCTCACAACTTTTCTGACTTATCAGAATCAATATAAGATATTTCATTGGCAGACAAAATCTTACAGCCAGCACAAGAGCTTTGGGGAAATCTATGAGTCTCTCACAGAAAACATTGATGAGTTTGTGGAAACCTTTATGGGAAAATATGGCAGAATCGTTTCTGCCTCTACATTTGATTTCAGCCTAGACAATTACTCTGAAACCCTTGGAGAATATAACGATGAGTTTATTTCTTTTCTTTCAGAAGAGCTTCCGGGCTATCTGAACGAAGGGGACAGCGACTTGCTAAACATTCGAGACACAATCCTGGGGAATGTGAATCAATTGAAATACCTCTTAACTTTGGTCTAAATATATGCCCCTACTTACCCCAAAAAAAGGCGAGAAAAGCAAAGACTTTGTTGGTCGATTTATGGGTCACGCAACAGCAGTGAAAGATTTCCCAGATGAAAAACAAAGAGTGGCTGTTGCTTATCAAACATACCGAGACTCAAAAAAAGCCCAGCGTAAAGAAGCTAGGCTTGAGGAAGAATCCACAATTATTCCTAATGTCTATATCTTGAGCCAAGGCGA